AAGGCGGTGGACAGTAAAAAGCCGGTTATCAAGTCGCATGAGTTCAACAAGTTGTGGCACAACAAGCTGGAAACAGACCCATTCATTATGCGCATGATGCACCAATTTGGAGCGGAGTTGGTTAGATATGAAACTGACGCCTCGTGACTATCAGCAGGATGCCCATGATGCGGCGATAGCATGGGTGAAAAAGTGCGTTGACCCGTGCCTGATTGAAGCGCCAACAGGTAGCGGTAAATCCGTCATCGTGGCAATGCTGGCTAATACAATCAACAAGATGAGCGGGAAAAAGATACTGTGCCTTGCGCCATCGAAAGAGCTGGTGCAGCAGAATCATGCAAAGTACCTACTAACCGGTGAGCCTGCATCATTGTTTTCAGCCAGTGCTGGCCGCAAAGAAACAAAACACTTCGTGGTGTTTGGATCGCCACAAACAGTGGTTAACTCACTTGAGCGGTTCGGTAGCCAGTATGCAGCCGTTGTGATTGACGAGGCGCATGGGCTAACTGGCTCCGTTTTATCCATAATAGCGCACATGCAGCAGCAAAATCCGCTGCTGCGCGTGATAGGTCTATCTGCTACGCCGTTTCGCATGGGCACAGGTTACATCTACCGCAACCACTGTGAGCATGGCGGCATGGATGAGGATGTGGCGATTGACCCGTTTTTTCAGCAACTGGTATACAGCATTGACGCCAGGATGCTGATTGCACGCGGATACCTGTCACAGCCTGTATTCGGCGTCACAGCAGACCATTACGACACATCCGGCATGGCGCTAAACCGCATGGGCCAGTTTAAATCGGATGACGTAGACCGCGCTTTTGTTGGCAAGGGTCGCAAGACCAGCATGATTGTGGCTGATTTCGTTGCCAAGGCGCACGACAAAAAAGGCGTCATGGTGTTTGCTGCCACTCGCCAACATGCAGCAGAGATAATGGAGTCGCTTCCGGAGGAGCTGTCAGCCATGATTGATGGCGAGACAAAAAAGAAGGACAGAGAGCGCATCATCAGTGAATTCAAAGCGAAGCGCATCAAGTACATTGTCAACGTCTCGGTTTTGACCACTGGCTTTGATGCCCCGCACGTTGACATGATAGCCATACTGCGCAGGACGGAATCTGTTGGCTTATTCCAGCAGATTGTAGGTCGCGGCCTGCGCATTGATGAAGTAAAGCGTGAATGTGTCATCCTCGACTATGCCGAGAACATGGAAAACCATTGTCCGCACGGTGATTTGTTCGCGCCAGAGATTAAGGCAAGGCGCGCACTCAAAGGCGAACCGATGCAGATTTGCTGCCCGTCATGCGGACACGAAAACCAGTTCAGTGCGCGGCCTAATCCAGACGAGTTCGAGATGGACAAGGAAGGTTATTTCATAGACCTGGCTGGAAACCGCGTGCTTGGTGATATGGATAAACCAATACCGGCGCACTTCGGACGACGCTGCCAGGGATTTGGAATTGTTGCAGGTCATGCGGTGCAGTGTAACTACAAGTGGTCAACAAAAGAGTGCGAGGAGTGCGGTGCAGAGAATGACATTACAGCACGCTACTGCTCGTCTTGCCGGTGTGAGATTGTTGACCCGAATGAAAAGTTGCGCCTTGATGCGATCAAGCTTGAGCGTGACCCGTATCGCGTGCGGTTTTCAGATGTTCTGTCTATGCAGATGCGACTGCATCCAGGGCGCGATGGAAAGCCGGACACAATCAGAGTTGATTACCAGATTGAAGAGAAGCCGCATACTGTCAGTGAATGGCTATCACCTAACTCAGATAACGCATGGCTGGTTAACAAGTGGGTAAAATTCGCAATGGCAGCTTTTGGCTATGTGCCTGATTCAATCGGTAAGGCTATCGAGATGCGTCATTCAGCGAAATGCCCAGTCCGTATTGCGTACAAGAAAGAGAAATCAAGCAAGTATTACACCGTCATAGGAGTAGAGCATGAAATTCCCGCAGTGGCTTAGAGTTGTTGGAGACCAGTCGTACAGGAACAAAGATTGCCCACGCGAAGAGGCCGAGCAAATCACGTTTTTTGCTGAGTTGCGCAAGCAGTATCCTGAATACTGGAAAATAGCAATACACCCAAAAAATGAGGGCAGGCGTTCTGCACAACAGGCGAATAGAGACCGCGCAACAGGCTCACTAAATAAAGGAGCTTCAGACGTAATCATCCCATGCTGCCCGCCAATCATCATCGAAATGAAGCGCCAAGACCACACGGCGTCATCGTGGGAGGATGGGCAGCAAGAATATCTAGAATCAGCACAAACACTAGGCGCTAGCGTATGCGTTGCACTCGGATGGAGTGCCGCCATGCAGTTTGTTGATGAGTGCGTAGGTAAAGAAAAGCCCCTCGAGTGAGGGGCTTTGGTTAGATTATCCGTATTTCCCCAGTTACCCCCGTTATTGCTGATGGGGTGAAATCTGACGGTGACTGCAATCTCACATACACACCATCGGCACCATCGACAAGCGACAAGTCTGATGATAGGACAACACCGCCTGTGGTGAACTTATAAAGCTGCCCACCGACAAGAAAGCCAGAAACATTGGTTATCCCACCACTGTATGCCACGAAAATATTTATGTAGGCAAGCTCAGTGAGGTTGTGGATGATTGATGTCTTAATCTCCAGCACCCGAGGGAATGATTCACTAGGCAGCCACGTAAATCCGCTGGCGACGCCTGAACCTTCTGTGAATTTACCTGCATAATTTCCTACTATATGACCTCTTACTTTGCGCCCTCTGTAGCCGACAAATCTAGCTTCTTGCTCGATGCGAACTCTATCGCCATACGTTGATGAGTCAACAATCAATACTCTGTGGTCACTCTCTTGATAGTCCCGCTTCCTGATTGTGATACCAGTACCATAGTCTGCACTCTTTGTCTTAATAATATGACTTTCATCTGGCATGTTTGCAAAGTGATTGCTGGAGCCTATCTCAATTCCTGTAACCGGTGTATCTGCATAGCCCATAAAATACATTGTCGGCTGATTAATGAAATTTACATAGTTGTTTGATACTTTGCAGTTATGGAAATAACTAGCAAAAAAAACAGCCACATCAGATATATTCTCAATGTAACAGTTTTGAATACTCAAGTCATAAACGGCGCCATTAAACTGAGCGCCAACCGTTGCCCCTTCAAACGAGCACCCGTCCATAACCAGCGCAGTAACAGGCCCGTCAAATCTGTACTGCATCTCAGCGTTTACTGCAGCCAATCTACGCATGATATTTAGATTATGCGAGCCAGAGAATATAAATCTAGTACCAGCCTTTGTTATTGGATATGTGAAAACTAGGTTATCAAATTCCGTATAATAATTATTTGCTGAGTACAGTCCAAACGACGCGCAGCTTGATGATATGTCATGCAACCTACAACCTTGGTGCCAATCCTGAATCTTTAGGCAGGCTGAATGCAACACCCCGCTAGGGTTTGTAGTCTGTATGGAGAAATTACCAAATGTTGTCCACTGACTATAATGAGAGTCTAGCTCTGTACCAAAATTTGACACAAGCTCGCCATCGGACAAATATGCGCTCTCAAACAACGTGGCATCAACTAACAGATTAAAGACGCAAGAGCGGCCATCAAATTTAGCAAGCCTTGCCTTGTAGAATGTATTATCAAATACTACGGGGATTAGAATAGTTGCTGATATATTGTAAACCATCCCAGGGGTGCCACACAGCTCACATCCAGCGGCGAACGCGTCTTTGAAGGCCTTTTGCACATAAGCTGTATGATCAGAGTTCGGCAGTAATCCAGATGGGATAAAATCATCTATACAAAGAGATGCTGCCAGGAATGAACGCACTGACTTTGTCAATGTGCTGATGCTGTTGGTGTGTGAAACCAGTGATGAGCCGTCAGGTGATGCCAACTGTTCGCGCAGCACAACATCCGTGCGCGGCACATAGCCAGTAACGGCGGTAGGGTCAGTGCCAGGCGCTACTACATAACCACCGGATGGATATGCGCCAACCCACGAATAATAGTTGCCATCGGTAGGATGCAAAAACGCCTGATTAGGCTGTGTCAGTGTGCCGCCAGTCGTACTAGTCCACGACATAACAACAGGGCCAAGCGCACCCCAGAAACCTTGCAGCGTGTAATCAGTGCCGCCTGCGCGATTGGTATGCGTGTCAATTGTAGCGCCAGTCACCGGGTCTTTGCTGTTGGCGACAGCCCTGATATGGATAGCGTCCGTGTTTAAATCTTTAGCGCCTTGCAGGTCGAGAAAATCACTCATAGAAGTAAGTCCTGTTGATAGTATCTAGCGTCATAGTTTACACCGGACAGCTTGCGTACCTCTAATCCGCCGGTTTCTTTTGCTTCAATGTCGCGAATCAAGAAAGGCAACGCTGTGCGCTCGGCGTCAGGTGCGAGCGTGAACATCGTGCGGGCCTGCATATATCCAGTGTAAATCGGCTCATCTGGCAATGATGACAGCACCACTTTATTGGATGACTCTCCAGCGGTGCAGGCTATCGCCCCAGTGATTGACCCGTCACGGCGAGTGAACCGGATGGAGTACGTTTCACCAGCATCGAAATAAACCTTCTGCGACAGCGTGACGACCATGCCATTGACCTCCAGCACCTCGCCATCATAGACGCGGTATTGGTTTTCGTTGTTGTAGCGCTTCACGATGCGCGTGGCATCCACCACGTCGACGCGCTCACCGGGCACAGTCATGTAGCTGATGCCGTCCGCCTCGAATTCCATTGTTTGCCGCTGGTATTTGATGATGTTCAGCTCTCTATGCGCACGGATAAGCGCCGCTCGCTTGCTAATGCACCCTGATAGCTCAATGCGCAACGGGTTAACCGATGCAATGCCATTGACGTGCAGCGATACGGTCTCAAACTCTTTTTTTGAGTTGTTGCGGAACGTTACCTCTACACCGTCATTGTATTTCACGTTCTGGAATGAACGCGTGCGCTTCGCTGTGCCTGTGATTCTGTTCCGGTGCGTGAATTGCTTGCTTGACTCACTGCGCGGGAGCTGCGGATATGCGCGGTATACAGCCCCTTGCGTGTATCCTTGGCAGTTCGCAGCGTTAGTGATTACATCATACGCATCCTGAAACCGCGTCTTCGTGTCGTCGAAGTCGTAACCAACGCGCACAGTGTCAGCGTGTCCGAAATACGCAGTCTGCTGATTACGCACATCGCGCAGGCCCTGTGCGTCAATGTCGCTGATGGTCATGCGCCCGATAAATGGATCGCACGCCATATGCACCACAACATCGTCCCAGTAATCAGATGCCAGAGACTCAGGCGCTCCACCATCAAGATATGGCGTAACCAGGCGCGTGACGTCAACCTTGAACTGACGTGACTTAATACCAAGCGATGTTGGATTAGCTTGGAATACCACCTGAGCACAAGTCACATCACCAAAATCAGACTTGCTGACTGAATTCGCGAAGTACAGGTTTTCCCATGTAATCACGTCCACGTTGCTGACTTTGCTGGACTTGTCTCGGTATGTCAGCCGCTTACCACTGATAGTGGCATGCTGGTAGCCATACGGCGTCAAATCAATATCAATTGTAGCCGCGGCCTGCTTTCGCTTTGAGTTGGCGTTTGTAACATATGGATACGGCCCAAGCGTGACAAAGTTACCAGTCTCCACGCCATCGGCGTCGGTCTCACGCAGGTAAAATTCTACCTCTGCATTGATTGCTGTTTCTGTTGTGCCATTTAGCTTGTAAAACCCATTGCGCGATACGAGGTTAATGATTAGCGATTCTGTGCCATTTGGTATTGCATATGGCCCCACCAGCCCAGAGTATGGAGCGCCAGCTTGTGGCGATTTCGTGATTGTAGATACAGAAGTAACCGGGATGGTTCCTGGATTATCCTCAAAATACGACGCACTAAGGATTGCCGACTGCATTGTAAATTTTACGCCGCTTGTCGTCGTGAACGTGTAGTATTTTTTTGTTGGCGAATACGCAGAAAACGTAGCCCACGCCGCTGTCACTGCTGCGCTACCGGTTGGCAGAGTGACAGTTATCGAGTTTTCAGAAACCGCCGTAATGACGTAATGACCTCCTGATGACAGGTCGACCTCTGTGAACGTGTTAAATGTGATGCCCTGCCATACTCCAGGCGTAGAGATATAATAATACAGAGTCACGGAGCCAGCAGGAGCCAGATAAAACATCTGATAAGTGTCTAGATTTTCTCCAACAGAAAAATAGTCGGTTAGCGTAAACCCATCGATTGGCGTGATTTCAAACAGTCCAGTGGTTGAGTTGACGCCTGTCAGCTTCCATGTAACATCCTCAATCCCGAGGTCGTTTGGCGGTGCCAATTCTGTCGACGCAGTCTCCTTTGACTCGGTGACTGTCAGCAATGGCGTATTGATTAGACCGCCCCACTGTTGGTCAGGAGTTGATGCGCTGTTGTTTGGTGATTTACCTGGGCCAAAGATATTTACCTTGGCACCAGGAATGCGCGTTACTGGAGTCACGCCATCGGTAGGCGTCGAGTTGAATTGATATTTACCACGGCCAACGCAGGTATAGAAATACTCGTACTGTGTGTTGTTGTCATAGCGATAATACGGGTACTGCCACAGAGATGGAAGATGCCCGTTAATGGTGCCGAAAATGTCATCAATGCGCTCGTTAACTCTCGATTCATTCTCCCGAGAACCAAAAGAATTTGTGGCGCTAGATTGCTTGCGGTTTGCAGTGTCAATGTTGATTTTCGGCATCAGCAGCACAATGGCCGCCGCCACTACCACGGATGCGATAATAGGGATTAAAAGCCCAGCACCACCCATCGGCGCGCAGATGTCATAAACCGTGTCGTCACACTCAAGCATCAGCTCAGGGTTATCGTATAGCTGCTCGGTGATATCTGTAGACGCCGCAACCGCCCCAGAATAGATGCGATAGCCGTCAGGAAGCCCTCCCATCTCGCGCAACCAGTCTGCAAAGCACGGGCGCTCAATGATAATTGGGTCAGTCAGATTGCTGCGCGGGTAAAGTCGAATTACGGCCATAGAAATGCACGTCCAGGTAATTTGCGCGGATAGTAGATAGGTCTGATTTTATCAGGCAACCGCCGCTGCCGTCACCTCGCTCCCAGTTGTGCCATACACCGTAATCTCGATAGATGCCGATGTGTAACGTGCTGTCGTGATTGCGCATCACCACTAGGCAGTTATCGCATGGTGTGCTGATAGGCGCAAAGAACCGACGCAGAACGCGCAGGAAGCGCGGTTGCCACTCTATGCCGTCAGAAACCATGATTGACAACCCGTGCGCTCTGTTAAGCTCCTGCACGGCATAGTGTGAGCAGTTGAATCTGGTGGCGTCGTAGGTTATCACGCAAAACCTGCCAGCATTGGCACGCGCTCGATGGTGGCAACTTCACCACATTCTGCGATATTTGTCGGCACGGTTGAGCATGTCAGTTTGCAGCTATTGTTGCTCTCATTGTAGTCGATTGATGACACAAACAGCTTATAAGGCCCAGATGCAACACCGGAGCATGTGCCATCTTTGCGCATAACGAATGTTCGCACTTTGACGATTGGTTTTTCCGTGCTTGACACCGGTATGCGCTCCTCTTCGCTGGCTACTAGGTCGTTAATCTGCTGAATAGTAATCGAGCGGTCGCCTAGCAGCAGCGATCCGCTAGATTCTTTCTCTACTGTCATCGGCGCATATTGCACCGTCACCGTATCGCCCGTCTCAAGCGTAACTTGGAAGTCATCTTTGAGCTGGTGCGCCAAGTAGTATGGACGCGTGAAGGCCGAGTGCGACAACTCGATGACCTCAACCTGGCCTTTTCCGCGCACGGCACTGGCAAGAAGCTGTTTCAGTTCTGCGACATCAGTTGGCGATAAACTCATGGCAAATCCTCGTTGGCGGTCTTCGCAATCAAGTTTGCAAACTCTGACAAGTCATCGCCAAGAGCTGGACCAGACCACTGCAAAAACTCATCATAATCAGCGTTTGGTGTTGGCTGAACTTGGTAAGTCAGCGTACATGTGCCGCTAAATCCGTTTTCCTGCCATGTTGGTGCGCCTACCACATCGACGACGTATGGCTCAACATCGTCAGTATCAACGGCCAGGGCTGCGATGAACGGAATACCTTCATGCAGGCGGATGAAAGATTTAAGGAAATCAACCCGCGTCTTGGTCACGCACTTATAAACCACCTGCACCTGCGCCGGTGAGTTAAAAAACTGCAACTGCTGCCGCACGAACCCACCGGATACGTCAGACGATACCACCCCCCACGGCGTCGTCATCGTGTAGCTGCTGGCATCTGGCAGCATGTATTTGCCGCCATATAGCAGCGTATCGAGTTCAGAAGTATCACCAATTAATGCCATTTACGCTCTCCGTCTCTCATATACGCCGCCCTGTGCGCGGTTCATCTTGCTGTTAGGGTTGCCAGCCTGTGACGCCAACAGGTCTGCAAGCTCGTCTTTGCGGATAAAAATGTCCGTGCTGCCGTCGCTGTTTGTTTGTGTTGTAACATCCGCTCCTGCGTAGTTGTGGATATTATTCACAACCTGCGTCGTGCTTGAGCCACCAAGCGCGCTATTAGGCGTCACCATGCCGTTGCGGCCAAACTGCACCAACTCTGGTCCGCGCTCTCCAACCATGCGCACGTCACCTGCCGATACTTGTCCGCCCTGCATACGGCCGCTACCGGTGATAGCCTGCACCTGCTTGAAACCAAACGCCAGTGCCGCGCCGGCGGCAGTTATGCCAAGCGCTGGGCCGACATACGGGATGCTAGATAGTGACGCATAAGCGCCGGTTGCTGCTTTGTATGTGTCAATCGTGGCGCTGATGATTGCCGCCGCTTTGTATGCAGCATTCTGCTCGCCAAGCGTTGCTTTGAGATTGTCAGTCAGGTTTTGCTGACCGGTTGCCCAGTTGTCAAAATTCTTGTCGCGCTGCTCCTGCTCTTCCTTGCGTCGGTCTTGCTCTGCCTTGTACGCATCTGCGGAAATTTCAGCCTGCTGCCGCGCCTCATCCTCATAGTACTTCATGCGCTCATTGCGAGCCGTCAAAGCCACTTCTTTGCGCGCTGCTGCGAACTGGTCCTCTTCTATCGCTCCCTTGCTGCGATAGTCAGCGAGCCTTGCAATCTTCTCCTGCTCATGCGCATCAATCAACGCCAGCTCTGACATGTTGCGCTGCTGAAGCTGGGTGATGTAGTCAGCCGCAGATTTCTTGTTGCGCTCTAGTTCTTCTGCTGACCTGTCTTCCTGCTTCTGTGCGGCAACTGAATGCTTCTGATCGCGCAATGCTTCGCGCTTGTCCATCTCCGAAGATTCGAGCTTGTATAAATCCTCTGCGGCCTTGAGCGCTCTAGACTTCTGCTGCTCATCGAGCTGTGCATTGTTGTTGATGTCCTGCACAGTCTGATCGCGCTTTGCTTTCAGCGCATCCTTGCCGCGAAGCACGCTATTTTCAAGAGAGACAACCCATCCCTCTAGTGACCTTGAATTTCCACCCATAGCGATGGCTGATTGAGTGATAGCGGCGGAAAGGTTTTGCTGCGCTGATTTAAGCGCATCAGTCTTGTCCTTGGCGTCCGTCATCTTACGGGCGTTTTCGCCAACTTCTGCCGTGAACTTGATGAACTCAGGCGTAACTGTTTGGCTAGTGGTGGCCACATTGGCCAGGTTGTCAGCCAGTGCGGCGGAAGTTTCAGGTGTGCGCTGCTTGTTGAATGCGTCAGCGGCCTGGATGAATGACAGCGCCTCAGCCCTCGTCAGCCCGTACTCCTTTCCGAGCGTATGCATGAAAACAGACAGGTCTTCAATCTTCATCTGGAATGCAGCAGGGATATTGCCGTCAAACGCCTCTAGCTGCGTGATTCCAAACCGTTTGGTTATCCGCTCAAGGTCATCCAGCTGATTTGTGGCTCTGCCAAGGCTACCAGCAGTGTTAGTCCATCCATCAACCTCTTTTGTCGCGTTTCCAATCGCATCTGATGCGGCATTTATTACGTCTTTTGCTCGTACTAGTCCAAGCGATATTTCAGCTCGCGCCGCTGTCTCGTTTGCCTGCGCTAGACGGATAATCCGCTCGGTCAATACCTCTACTCCGTCATCGGTTTCCGTGATGATGTCGTTTAGGCCCTTGGTGGCATCCTTGAGGCGATCTGATGCGGTAGACGCCTGATTCATTGAGTTGTAAAGAGGGCCAGCGACTGCTGCAGATAACGCGATTACAAGACCAGCGACAGCACCAGCAGGGCCGAACCCATCAAGCAACTGCGGAACTTGCTGACCGATAGCCACAAATGCAGATTGGCCACCTTGTATCTGGACAACCATATCTTGAAACTGGCGACCAACAGACTGCGCAACCATTCCAGCCTTTGGCATTGATTTGGCTGCAGCATCGGATGATTTCGCTAGAGCCAGGTTCGCCTTATCAGCCCTGCCTGATGCAGCGGTTAATCCGTCAATGCTTTTGGCTGTTGAATCAACGCCAGCGCCTGAAACCCTGACTATGAGCGAAGCAGTGTCTGACATCATTTACCCCCTTTTAAATCTCTGGACTCAAAGATGGCATCAATATCCATCAGCACTGAAACCTCTTCGGCAGTTGGCAGCCAATCCACCAGCTTGCTGTATGCGTCAATCTCCGCGTATGTCAGCGCATCGCGAGGGAT